ACTGGCGCGTGTCATCCCGCAGCGAAAGCAGCGATCGACGGACTCGTCGACGCCGGAGTTCTCGACGATGACACTCCCGACATCGTCCGCAGCATCACTTACCTAGCCCCCAAGATCGGACGAGATGCTCTCGTCCTCATCATCGAAGGAGAAACCAAACGATGAACAGCACTGCCCCCAACCGACGACCGACACCTCCCGCACCGGAGCACGTCGCCGACGATCTTCAACGGATCCGACTCCTGACTCGTGAGATGCGCGCCTCCGAGAAACGCATCGCCGACAACGGTCGAGAGCGACGCGCCCTCCTCCGAGAACTCCGTCTGAAGCACGTCCCGTTTCGGACACTGGCCGAGGCCGCCGGCACCTCCGAGCAGGCGATCTACAAGGACCTCCGCCACGGACGGACCCGGACCGCCTAGCCCGCGATCCCTTGTCCGCTATGGCATCTCTCGGCATACTTGACCGGGGTAGAGTCGAGACGTATGATTACTGACATGACAACGACCACCACCGCCCACCGCCCCAACACTTACGCCGGCTCGTGCGGCAAGTGCCACGAGCACGTTGAAGCCGGTCAAGGTTTCATCTACAAGAACTATCCGTTCCACTCCTCACCGTGGTTCGTGAAGTGTGGAGACCTCGACTCGTGCGCGACGCGTGTCGACGCCGCTGAAGCAGCAGTGAAGGCCGACGCCGCCGCTCGTCGATCAGCGAAGCCCGAGGTCGTCGAGGCGATCGCACTCGGAGAGGCGAACCTCCACCTCCCGAAGACGATCGTGATCTCATGGGGAGACGCCGACGGTCAGAGCGTGACGATCACCCGCCGCAACACGAAGACGGGATGTCGCCTCACGAACCCATTCGAGGGAACGAGCAACGCCGCACCCTACGACTCAGAGGCCGAAGCGGTCGCCGCGATGATCCGTCGCCTCCGGATCGCCGCCCGTCCCGTCGGCATCGGCGACGCCGATCAGATCGCAGCGATCGAGGAAGTCCTCGAAATGGTGAACGATCCGGCATGACCGACACGACAGTCGATCCGGATCCTCTCCTCATGGAAGCGGTCCGGAGCATCGCTCGCCGATGCGATGGCGCCTCGACCGACGACGGGATCGGATACTCCGGACCGGATGCTCCGTTCGGTCGCGCTCTCGCCATGATGCCCGAACAAGCGTGGACCCCGGAGATCGCGCGCGAGGCGTGGGAGATGCTCCGCAAGTATCGCGCCCAACTCTCGACGATCGGCATCGACTACGACGCGATCGTTCCGCCTCGATCCGTCACGACACCGACTCAGGGTCGAGGGATCGTCGTCGTCGATCACGATCAGACTCTCGGGATCACGATCAAGGTTCCCTACGGTCATCCGCTCGACGTGAAATCGAAACTGTCCGCCCGATGGGATCGCGACGGGAAACGATGGATCGTCCCGCCTCGACGTTTCTCGATGGTCCTCGACGTCGCCGCCGAACACGACATCCCGATTACCCCGGCAGCGCGTGAGGTCCTCTCGACCGCCGTCGACGTCCCTCTCGGATCCGTGTCGATCGTCGACGACCTCCTCGTACTGGCGTTCGACTACGACCCGGACGCCGTCGGCGCCGTGAAAGACATCCCCGGCCGCCTATGGGATCCTGATCGTCGAGTGTGGACCGCCCCGCTGTCCTCGGCCGCACTGGTCCGCACCTTCGCCGCACGACACCGACTCACCATCCCCGCCGCCGTGGCCGACCTCCCCGAGATCGAGCCGGACCTCCGACCTGCGATCTCGATCGCCGCCGGCGAGTTCATCCTCCGGTTCCCCTACGACCGTGATCTCATCGCCCGAGTCCGAGACCTCCCCGGCGCCCGATGGTCCGCCCGGTCGAGAGTGTGGACCGTCGACATCGAAGCAGCGATCGAGGTCTCCGAGTTCGCCGTCGCGACGTCCGCCATCATCGACGCGACCGCCGCCGAGGTCCTCACCGACGCCGCCGAGGCGATCGCCCGGATCGAAGCCTCCGCCGCCTCCGACGCTGAGATCGAGATCGACGGTCTCGGAGGGACCCTCCTCCCGTTCCAACGTGCCGGGGTCGCCTATGTCCTCCGAGCCGGAGGCGATGTCCTGATCGCCGATCAGATGGGACTAGGAAAGACCGTTCAGGCTCTCGCGTGCCTCGCCGCCCGGGATGCCCGTCCCGCCGTCATCGTCTGCCCCGCCTCGCTGAAACTGAACTGGCGCCGAGAGGTCGAGCACTGGCTCCCCGGATGGTCGGTCGGAGTGATCTCCGGGACCCGGGCCGACACCGCTCAGAACCCACCGCCCGACGTGACGATCGTGAACTACGACGTCCTCGACACTTGGGCCGAGGTGCTCCCCGCCCCGGCCGCCGTCATCCTCGACGAGTCGCATTACATCAAGAACGGAACAGCGCTCCGCACGAAGGCGGCGATCAGACTCGCCGACCGGACCGCTCCCGACGCCCTCCGCCTCTGCCTCACCGGGACCCCCGTCGTCAACGTCCCCGGCGAGATCGTGACCCAACTCCGATTTCTCCGACGCCTCGACGAGTTCGGCGGACCCGGCGACTTCCGGACCCGATACGCCGGCGGACATAACCTCCCCGAACTGAACCGACGACTCCGAGCCTCGTGTATGGTCCGCCGCCGGAAGGAGGACGTCCTCACCGAACTACCTCCGAAACGATGGTCCTCGATCATCGTCGACGGCGACCCGGCCGCAATGCGCGAGTACCACCGAGCCGAGGCCGACATCGTCTCATACCTCGCCGACAATGCTCGACGGACCGCCGAGGAATCCGGAGCAACCTCCGAGGAGGCGCGCCGCATCGCATGGGAGGCAGCGACACGCGCCGCCGCCGCTGAGCACCTCGTCGCCGTGTCCGCCCTGAAACGTCTCGCCGCCCGAGCAAAGGTCCCCGCCGCTCGACAATGGGTCGCCGACTTCGTCGACACCGGATCGAAACTCGTCGCGTTCGCTCATCACCGAGAGATCGTCGATCTCATCGCCGACGAGTTCGCCGACGGTCGCCGCATCACCGGAGCGGTCTCGATCCCGGATCGGCAGATCGCCGTCGATCAGTTCCAACAGAACGAAAGCGCTCAGGTCATCGCGTGTTCACTGAAGGCCGCCGGAGTCGGACTCACCCTCACCGCCGCCGCCGACGTCCTGTTCATCGAGCAAGGGTGGACGCCGGCCGACATGGATCAGGCCGCGGACCGTTGCCATCGCATCGGACAGACCGACAGCGTCACAGCGTGGAACATGATCGTCGCCGGCACGATCGACGAGGACATCGCCGCGCTTATCGCAGCGAAACGCGAGATCGTCGACGCCGCCACCGACGGCGACTCGTCCGATCCTGACTCGACGTCGAGGTCGATCCTCGGCGATCTCCTCATTCGACTCACTGAAAAAGGTCTCCGCCATGACTGACGAGATCCTCGCCGCCTCGCGATGGCGCACGAACGGAGAGATGATCGTCGACGTCGCGCGTCTCGGTTATCTCCGGAGCGACTGGCGCACACTCGACCCGACATTCGGTTACGGGAAATGGTGGACCGACTGGCGCCCCGATGATCTCGTCGCGTCGGATCTCAACCCGGAGAAATCACCGACCGGGACGTCGGTCGACTTCACCGCTCTGCCACACGACGACGGATCGTTCGACGCTGTCACGTTCGACCCGCCGTACAAACTCAACGGCACGCCGTCCGGCGCGTCGGATGAACGATACGGAGTCGACGCGCGCGCGTCGTGGCATGACCGGCACGCGCTGATTCGTGACGGGATCGCCGAGTGTCATCGCGTGACGCGCCCGGGCGGGATGCTCCTCGTTCGATGTCAGGATCAGGTTTCGGGAGGTCGCGTCCGATGGCAGACGATCGAGTTCGCCACGTTCGCCGAGAGTCTCGGGATGAGACTCGTCGACCGCCTCGACCGTCTCGGACATCGCCCGCAACCGGCCGGACGGCGACAGCAACACGCCCGCAGAAACCTGTCGAGTCTCCTGATCCTGTCCCGTGATCGAGCGTAAACCCGCAGGTCA